CAAAACCTTATAGAGAAAGTGAGCAAGATGGTAAAAGCAAACAAGAAGGACAAGAAGATATTATCTTTTTAGTAAGATATATGTACACACCTTATAGTGCTGCATATAAAACAGTAGCACCTAAATCAAGAGAATTTTGTATAAAAATGATTAACGCAAAAAAAGTATATCGTAAAGAAGATATAATAGCTATGGAAGATAAAGTAGTTAATGCAGGTTTTGGTAAAGGTGGTTCTGATAAATATTCGGTATGGCTACACGCTGGAGGTGCTAGATGTTCTCATCGCTGGACACGAAAGATATATGCAAGAAAAGAAGGTAGTAAATCTTTAGGTGATACAATTAGTACAACTCAAGCAATAAAGAAAGGTTTTAGACCAGCAAAAAATGATAAAAGAGTATCAATAGCACCACGAAATACGGCAAAAAAAGGTTATACGGCAGCGTATTGGAATAAAATGGGATTTAAGAACTAATGGCAACAGCGTTATTTATAAATAGAACAGACCTTGTAAAAAACAGTATCATAGATGGTAATGTTGATACAAACAAGTTTATACAATTTGTTAAGATAGCACAAGAGATACATATTCGTAACTACACAGGTAGTAAGCTATACGACAAACTACAATCTGATATATTAGGAAGTGGATTGTCTGGTGCATATCAAACACTTGTAAATACTTATATAGCACCTATGCTTATACATTTTGCACTTGTGGAGTATTTACCTTATGCTGCTTACCAACTTAAAAATGGCGGACTATTTAAGCATACAAGCGAAAATGGAGAAACACCTACTAAAGATGAAATAGATTTTTTAGTAAACAAAGAAAGAAATTTAGCTGAGTATTATACAACTAGAATGATAGATTACATCACATTTAATCAATCTTCATTTCCAGAATATAATACAAATGTTAATGAAGATATTTACCCTGATAAAGACAGCTTATTTAACGGATTTGTACTTTAACATATAACGGATGGGTACTTTAACATACAAACCAAAAAATAAAAATATTAAGAAACTAAAAGTGTTTTTGAATGGCAAACGAAATCTATCACAGAAGCAATTGGGGAGAAAGTAAACCAGAAGGTTTTGGTGATATGTACTTTGATTCTAGTGCAACCAATAAGTTGTACAATCGTTCTACATATTATGAGAACTCAGATGCTACAGATAAAATATTAGGAGATATTCCTAACAAAGCAAGTATTGTACTTACACCTACAGGTTACTCAGAAGATAGTATCAATACAGCCATACCACCTTATCAGGTATTACCAGAAGAATTAGTTACTAATGGTACATTTGATACAGATAGTGATTGGACAAAAAGTTCATCTGTTACAATCACAAATGGTAAAGCAAGAATATTAAGTACTGATGGTAGTTATCAATATTTAGCACAAACAGGATTTACTGAATCTCAAACCAAAAGAGTACAAATTAGTCTTGAGATTGTTGAGTATGTAAGTGGAACTTTAAAAGCACAATTTTCTGGTGGCAGTAATTATAATTTCCCACAATCAATAGGTATTCATACTTTAACTGTAATAAATGATGGTACTGCAGGCACTCTTAATTTAGCAAGAGTTTCAGGTGTAACAGACATCACAATAGATAATGTGTCAGTTAAAGAAATACAAGAAGCTGATTTTACCTTTGCAAGAAACTCAAGTGCTACAAGAGTAAACCAAGCAGGACTTATAGAAGCATCACAAAGTAATGACACACCAAGATTAGACTACACTACTGGACAAGGTGCTTTTTTACTAGAACCACAAAAGACTAATGAACTTAGATACTCAAATGATTTCAGTGAATGGGATGAAAATAATAATGCTTCAGTAACCCTTAATGTTTTGACATCACCTGATGGTACACAAAATGCTGCTCAATTTACATATGATGGTACAAGTAATGGAAGAATTGAAGAAGCTATAACAGTAAATAATGGAAGTGATTATACATTTTCAATATATTTGAAAAATAAAGATATATCAGATCCTACTCAAGTATTTATTGGTTTTAGTTCTGCTCCCAATGAAGGTGAATATGTAACAATAACTAACGAATGGAAAAGATTTTCTACAACACAAACAGCAAATGGCTCTACAGAATTTCCAAGAGTTAGTTGTGACTTAGCAGGAAGTTTATATGCTTTTGGTGCACAAGTTGAAGAAAGTTCATTTGCTACATCCTACATACCTACTAACGCTTCTACAGTAACAAGAAGTGCAGAAACATCTGTTGGTAGTGGAAACTCTGATTTATTTAATGATAGTGAAGGAGTACTGTACGGAGAAATAAGTGCTTTAGCTGATGATGGAACTTATCGTGCATTTGCTATTTGTGATGATTCAAGTTCAAATAGAATTTATTTAGGTTTTGGTAATGGTAGTAATCAATTAAGATTAGAAATAACTGCAAGTAGTTCTGCTCAAGTAATTTTAACACACAATGTGTCTGACACAAAAGAATTTCAAAAATTAGCTGTAAGATATAAAACTAATGATGTTAGTTTTTATGTAAATGGTTTAGAAGTTGGTACAGATACAAATGCTACAATACCTTCAGGTTTAGATACTTTAAAATTTACAAGTGGTAGTACAGGTAGTATTCTATATGCTCGTACAAAAAATATGTCAGTATTTAAAGAAGAACTTACGGCTTTAGAACTTGAAAAGCTTACATCTTGGAGAGATTTTAGAGATTTAGCAGAAAGTCAACAATATACATTAGTAACAATAAAATCTGATGCCATAGTCGTATCAGCATACGGAACAACTTCAGGTGGTGGTGGTGTGTCTGGTGGTGGCTCTGGTGGAGGAGGAGGATATTAATATGGCAAATACATTTAAATTTGGTAATGAAAATTGGGCAGTAAAAGATGGTAAGGTACTCGCATATAATGATGAGAACAATGCATTCAAACCTTTACCTTTTACTTTTGCAAGGTCTAGCTCTGCTACAAGAGTAGATAATGAAGGACTTATAAAAACTACTGATTCTGGTTTTGCAAGAATAGATTTCCTAAACAACACAAGTGGACACTTATTACTTGAACCTAGTAGTACAAATTTATTTGACTATAGTGAAGATTTTAGTCAATGGGTAAATATAAGAACTACAGATGCTTTAAGCTCAATTAGCTCTCCATCAGGTAGTGCTAATGTATATAAAATAGTTCCAACAACTGATAACAATACTCATAGAATAGACAAGGTTGTTACTTTAACAGATAGCAATACTTACTCTTTATCATTTTTTGCAAAGAAAGGAGAATATAATTGTATCAGGGCTTCAATAGGAAAAACTTCAGTAACAGGAGACATTGTATCCTTTAATTTAGATACAGGTGTAAAAACTGAAACAGGTACTATTGCAAGTTCTTCAATGGTTGAATTTTCAAATGGATGGTTTAGATGTTCTTTTACAGCAGCTGCAAGTACAGCAGATAGAGTTGTTATAGGACTAGGTAATGATGATACATATAGTTTTGCTGGAGATGGTAGTTCAGGTATTTTTTTATGGGGAGCTATGATAGAAGAACAAGAGTTTAGTACATCTTACATAGCTACAACTGGTAGTACAGTTACTAGAGCTGCTGATACTTGTAATAGTGCAGGAAACTCTTCTGTATTTAACGATAGTGAAGGTGTTCTTTATGCAGAGATTGCTTCTTTAGCAGAAAATGTTGGAAGTAATAAAAAGTTTTCTATATCATCAGGTGCTTCAAGCAATTCAGTTACTTTTTCATATAGAAGTACAAACAATCAAATACAAGCTTTAGTAAAGAGTGGTGGTACAACCACATTCAATAAAACAACAATTATTTCTCCTGCTGTTACTAATTTTTTTAAAATTGCTATTAAATATAAAACTGATGATTGTGCTTTATTTGTTAACGGAACAAAAGTTGCAACTGACACAAGTGCTACTGTGCCTTCTGGATTGAATACTTTAAATTTTGATAGGGGAGATGGTGGTCAAGACTATATTGGAAAAGTAAAAAACATACAAGTATATAATACTGCACTAACAGATGCGGAACTAATAGAATTAACAAGTTAATGTCATTAGCAGAAATACATAAGAAAGCAAAACTTGTAATGATACCTTCTGGTTTCAAGTCCAGTAGTTCTACAGATAATTTGTATTCTGTTATACCTAGTAATGGTGATGGTGATTTTAATTATGCAGGTACTACAAATGGCACAAGAGTAAATAAAGATGGACTTATAGAAATAGCATCATCTAATCAACCAAGATTAGATTATGATCCTAGCAACCCACAAAACCCACATTTGTTATTAGAACCATCAAGAACAAATTTGTTTAAATACTATAATGACTATAGTCAATCTGACTGGTCTAAAAATAACATAACTGTTACAGACAATGACATCACAGCACCAGACGGTAGTTTAACAGGTGCAAAAATATTAACTACTGCTACAACTACAGCTACTTATTTATTTCAAAGTGTTACAGAAACTACAGGAACAGATAAATACACGTTCAGCATATTTGTAAAAAAAGGTGATACAGATAGAGTTGCACTAAGATTTCAAACAAACTATCCAGACAGGTCAGATGTAGTTTTTGTTTTTTCTACAGCAAGTTTTGAAACACAATCTACAGGTGGTAGTATATCGGTTACATCAAATAAAATAGTAGCTTATCAAAATGATTGGTTTAGAATAGAACTTACAATACAAGCAGTATCTGGGAACTCTACTGTACAAGGTTATATAAGACCAAGAGTTACTTCTGGTGTTGTAGATGCCACAGACACAGGTACTTCTTTTTGTTATGTATGGGGTGGACAAATGGAAGAAAGTGATGTAGCAACAAGTGTTATACCTACAGCAAATAATCAAGTAACAAGAACTGCTGATAGTTGTAATAGTTCTGGAAGCTCTAATGTATTTAATTCGTTAGAAGGTGTTTTATTTTGTGAAATAGCTGCACTTTCAGATGATGGTACTTTTAGAATGTTATCAATAAGTGATGGAACAAACAATAACAGAGTTCGTATCAATTATACTTCTAGTACAGAACAACTACAAGGAAGATTAGTAACAGGTGGTGTAACACAAGCAGATATAATTAAAACTTCAGCAGGTGTAACAACTTTTCATAAAGCAGCATTACAATACAAAGCTAATGAAGTAAAATTTTTTGTAGATGGAACTCAAGTAGGAAGTACTGATACATCAGCTTCTGTACCAACAGTTACCACTCTAGACACACTTAATTTTAATGGTGGTTCAGGTACTAATGTTTTTTTTGGTAAATGTAAACAGCTTATGTACTTTGACACAATATTAACAGATGCAGAATTAACAACTTTAACAACATAAGATATGAGTATAATTTTTAAGAAATACGAATTTAAAGACAAAGAGCAATATCAAACAGCTCTAGGTAAACTACCTACAAAAAAAGATGTAGATGGTGAAGAATATCCTGACTACAATCACTCTATTGTAGAGTTAGGTAACATAGTAATAGAAGAAGGTGAGTATGATGATGACTTCCAAGAAACAAAAGCACCTGTGCTTTCTGATAAGTACCACATAGATGTACTATGGAAAAAAGAAGAATTAACAACTACAGATGAAGAAGGTAATGAAACATTATCTTACCCTTACGGATGGAAATCTAAAGAAATAGATTTTAGTGAAGGTGAAGGTGTACATACATTCTTAGGTGTATCATATCAAGCAAACAAATGAAAAAACTATTACTATTATTATTTGTAAGCTCTATAGGTTACGGACAATTTTTTAAGGATCTGTACAAAGATTTTTTACAATACGGAACTATATATGTAGCAGGTAATGTTGCTAATGCCAAACTTGAGCAACCAGATTACTTTATAAGAACAAATCCAGAGAATCTATACGACATACCAAGAGTAATAGATGAAACAACATACCACCCATACGATTACAGATATGGCGTAGGTATTCGTAAACTAGCTAGATTTGGATATGAGAACAAACCAAACTTCTACAATGGTACAGAAAACAACATAGGTTTGTCATCTCCTACATCTGCTTTTAAAGGTTTAGAATATTTGTTACACTTTGAAAAAGAAAGAATAAATGGTGATGAGTATAACAACAAAAGATTCTTTGTAAGACATACAGGTAAATACCACATAGCAAAGTTTGAAACAAGAGAATCAGGTAAAGTAGGATTTGAATATACTTCAGGAGAAGTTAGAGCCAGACTACCTATTGGTAAAAAGTTAAGTGTATCACTTGGTGCGATATATAGAACACACCAAAAACCTTATGGGTACAATCCTATAGAGATATGGCTAAATGAAACATTTATAAATCCAGAAACAAACATAGAAGAACCATTAAACCCTTGGTACAGCTTAGGTTATTTTTATGGTTTTACAGACGAACCAACTACCTATACAAACGAATACACAGGTGAATCTTTTTTTGATTGGATATGGAGAAACGAGCAAGGAGATATTGTAGCTTATGGTGATAGGGATTTTAGAGATAGAGTTTTTGGTAACCTTATGAATAGATTTAACAATGAAGTATGGTCTGAGCTTGATGCATTTGCAGAAGTAGCACCTGTAGTAGGATTTGATTTCTACCATTACAAGAGTAAGTTTTGGTTACACGCTTTTGGTAGTTGGATATTACCACATCATAAATACGTTAAAGGTGAAGAAACATTCTCATATCTAAACAGAAACAATTGGGGTAAAGGTGGACTAAGACAAGATTCAAGTTTAGAACAATGGGATGACTACCAAGCAGGTATTATGTTTGGATGGAAGATAAGTAAAGTATTAGGAGTATTCATAGAAGGTGAGTACACTAAGTTTTGGGATAGTGAAATATACCAAACAAACGTAGGAATTAATTTAACTTTAAAATAATGGATTGTATATTTTGTGTACAGTGTGGATTGTGTTAGATGGCAGAAGTTAGTGAAAATACGAAAGTAACACTTGATTTAAAAACTATTGGTATAATCATTAGTTTTACAATCACTTTAGCAGGTATGTATTTTACTCTTAAATCAGATATTGCAGAAGCTAAAGAACTACCTGCACCTAATATATCCAGAACTGAATATGATTTAAAAGATGAGCTTATACGACAAACTATTATGGACACACAAGAAGATGTAGATGTCATTTTAGAAAAGATAGATAAGCTAGATGAGAGATTATACGAATTACAAAAAAAATGATAAAATATATTTTTTTGTTTTTTAGTCTTGTTTTGTACACTCAAGAAGATGTACCAGATGAGTATTGGATAGATGATAGTAATTTTGAAGATACTATTTCTGATAGTTCTGCTTTTGGTGAAAACAATGAAGATACAATACTTGTAGAATTTTGGGCAGAGTTTAACAAAGTAAATTGTTTTGCTGAATGGCAACAAATACAAGATGCAAAATACTATAGAGTAGATATTGTAAAATCACCACTTGCAAAGAAAAAGTACAGAATAAGAATGACACCATCTCTGCTTATATTTAAGAATGGTGAGTTAGAGAAATCTTACAAAGCAGGTTTAGATTTACTACTACCAACAAACTTACAAGAATTACAAGAAGATATAAACAACATAAATAAAGCATCACAGTTTTGAAATATTTTAATTACACAGAATTTGATAGTCCAGATGTAATAGGATCTGGGAAACTAATGAACAAAGATTTATTAGATATGTTAGATTTGGTAAGAGAAAAGTTTGACAAACCTATAGTGATAAACTCTGGTTATCGCACAGCAGAACACAACAATAAAGTAGGTGGTACTTCTGCATCATCTCATTTAAAAGGTTTAGCAGTAGATATAAAATGCACAAACTCTACAGACAGATACAATTTAATAAATTGTTTACTTGATGTAGGTTTTAAAAGATTAGGTATTGCAAAAACATTTATACACGCTGACATAGACAAAGACAAAGCACAGGGTGTTGTGTGGACTTATTAATGGAATTTAAAATATTAAACATAGTAAATACTGGTTTACTTCTTGGAGTAACCTTTTACGACAATCCAGAAGAAGGATACAGTTACGAAGTAAACATTTTTTTATTTATAATAACTTTACATTTTAGGTGGTATGAAAAAAATATTTAGCTTAATTACAGGCTCTCTAATCAACGATATTGGAAAAGTGGTAGACAACCTACACACGAGTGAAGAAGAACGCTTAGAAGCAAAGCAAAAGCTATCTGAGCTTATAAAACAAGCTGATGAAAAAGCACAGAATGAAGTAACAGCTAGATGGGAGTATGATACAAAGAATGGTAACTTCTTAACTCGTAGTATAAGACCTTTGGTTTTAATATTTCTTACATCTATGTTTACACTACTTGCATTTACAGATGGTAATATAGGTGGTTTTAAAGTACAAGAACAGTATATACCTATCTTTCAAACTTTACTTGTTACTGTATATGGTGCATATTTTGTTGGTAGAACTTACGAAAAAACAAAAAAAAATTAGTATTTTCTTAATATATATATATAGTAATAATTATATATAGTATTATATTATTATAATATATTATTATTATTATATAATATTATATATATAGTAGAGATGTTTAATGTTATTTTATAAAATTGTATGTTTGAAGAAATTATAAAGATGCCTATTACAGATCGTGAAAAAATAGATAAGTTACTTGAGATAGATGCAGATTTATATACCAACTTAGGTATAGATAGCACAAAGAAAGAAAGATTAGAAGTAAAAAGATTATCTAAAAAAATATATAGAATGATACAAGGTATAAACCCTGCTATAGGTAAAACTTTACTTCAAGCTATGGATAGATGACAAGAAGTAAACTTGTCAAAAAACTTGACAAACTATTTTCTTTATACATAAGAAACAGATACTCAAAAAATGGCAAAGCAAAATGTTTTACTTGTGGTAAAGTAGATGACATTAAAAGACTACACGCAGGACATTTTATGAGTAGAAAACATCATAGTACGAGATGGGATGAAACAAATGTACAAGTGCAATGTCCTAAATGCAATTTGTTTGGACAAGGTGAACAATACACTTTTGGTAAAAACTTAGATAAGAAATACGGAAAAGGCACAGCAGATAAACTACATAGAAAAGCAAGAAAGGTAGTCAAACTATCTACAAATGATTTGAAAGAACTTATAGAAAAATATAAGTAAAAAAAAACCACCTAAGAAGGTGGTTATTAGTGTAAGTATAACTATCTCTTAGTCATCTTCACCATAATCTGAAAACCTTTCATAATGTGTAGAAAGATTTTCCCAATATTGCTCTTCATTCATAATATTAATTTTAAAATTCTGTCTAATATACACAAATGTTAATAAATACAAAAGAAATTATATAAAAATTTTTTTTTATAACTTTAGGAAAATTTATAATTATGACACATTTAGAAGATTTACAAAGATTGCGAAACTTAAATTATGGTTTTGCAGAAACTACAGCTCTTAGAAATAAAATACAAGAGCTAGAAGCTAAAATAGAAATACTAACCCAACAAATTCAAGAATATGATTTATACGAGTAAAATAAAAACTATTGTAAAAAGCAGTAGTTTCAAGACACAAGATGGTGCTACTATGCATAACTATGTAGTAACATTTGCAAATGGACACAATCCAAATATTTATTCTACAAAACCTTTACCTTACAATGAAGGTGAAGATGCAACTTATGACTTAGACCAAGCAAAAAATAAAGCTAAGTTTGTAAATAATCAACTTAAAACTACTTATACTAATAAAGACCAAATCATTATTAGACAAACAGTAATAAAAGCTGCATCAGAGTTTCACGCAGGTACAGAATCAACTGCTGATGATGTAGTAAAAACAGCACAAACCTTTTTAAATTGGATAAACAATGGCTGAGATTAAAGGACAAATATTGGAAATAGGAGATTCCATTTCAAGTAAAGGAACAAACAAGTATAGAAACCTTATACTAAAAACTGAAGAGAAGTACCCACAAGTACTTTGTATAGAGTTTTGGAATGATAAAGTTAATCAAATACTAAACCTTAACGTGAAAGATACTGTAACAATATCTTACAACATAAGGGGTTCAAGATGGCAGAAGGATAATATAGTCAAATACTATACCAAATTAGTAGGTTGGAAAGTATCTGAATCAAAGGAAGTTTCAAACGCTGAATATTCACCAGATAGAGAAACTTATGAAGATGATTTACCCTTCTAATGTTTATCAATCTTGACAATGAGATTAAAAAACTTGATGACTACCGAGCAGGAAAACTAAAGACTGGTTTAAAGCTCGGTATCTCTCGTTTAGATGAATACCTACGTTTTAAGTATGGTGCTATGAATGTTGTAGTAGGACATTCTAATGTGGGTAAAACATCTGTATTATTGTATCTAATGACACTATATTCTTTGAAGCATAACATTAGATGGCTTGTGTATTCAAGCGAAAACGAAACCTATACTATCTACAGGAAGATATTAGAATACTTAGAAAACGAAGTATTCAACAAAATACCAGAAGCTATATATAAAGAAAGAATAAGATGGATAGATTCCCATTTTAAATTTATAGACACTTCAAGATTATATAGCTATACTCAAATATTAGACTTAGCAAATCAATTAAAAAAAGCGTGGGACTACCAAGCATTTGTTATAGATCCTTGGAACTCACTTGCTAAAGATAAACACAAACTTAAAGGTACAAACTCTTATGAGTATACTTATGAAGCTCTGTCTGAAGTTAGATTGTTCTGTAAGCAAAACAATGTTTCAACTTACATTTGTACACACGCTGCTACAGAAGCATCAAGAAAAGTACACCCTAAAGGACACGACTTTGAAAACCAACCAACACCACCAAGTGCAGCTTCTATAGAATATGGTTCTATGTTTAACAATAGATGTGATAATATGATACGAATACACAGATACATCTATTCTCCTACAGATTGGATGTACTCAAGGATAGCAATATTAAAATGTAAGAACATAGACACAGGTGGTAAATGTACACCTATAGATATGCCTGTACTAATGAAGAGTTTAAAAAACAATACTGGTTTTGAAATAGAAGGTGTAAACCCTATACCTAAAAGAACACAAGGCAAGATATTATGATAGAATTAAATAAAATATATAATGAAGATTGTATTAAAACAATGGAAAAGATGCCAAATAATTTTATAGATGTTATAGTTACTTCTCCACCTTATAATATTGGTAAAGGAAGAAAAAATGGTAAAAAAGGTGTTTCATTAAATTATAAAAATTATGAAGATAACCTATCATTAGAAGATTATTTTAAACAAACTAAAAAATGGATTGATGAAATGTTTAGAGTTACAAAACATCATATATTTTATAACATACAAGAGATTAAAGGTAATAAAGGTGTTATTAATTTTATTATGAATGAATACAAAAACAATATAAAACATATATTTTTTTGGGCTAAACCAAATCCACCAAGTGCTATTTTGGATAATGGAGTATCAAACGGAATAGAATATATATTTTGCATATCTAAAGATAATCCAACTAAAAATAATTTTACTTATTGCAATTTTTCTAATTATAAAGGAGATTATATTAAGAATGTAATCATAAAACCTGTTAATTCAGACAAAGAAACAAATGGACATAACTTTGCTTTTGGAGATTGGTTACCAAAACACTTTATAAATTATTTTTCTAAAAAGGGGGATTTAATATATGATCCTTTTATGGGAACAGGAACAACAGCAAAAGCTGCTCATATTTTAAATAGAAAATGGATAGGTTCTGAATTATCAAATGAATATACAAAATTAGCTTATAAAAGATTAAAAAAGTATTTAGAACAATTAACACTTGATTTATAATAGAGTAAAATAAAAGATTATTTTGATTACAAACGAAGATTGTATGGAGTTGATGAAAAGGTATGAAGATAATTACTTTGACTTGGCTATTGTAGATCCACCTTATGGTTTAGGTTTATCTTTTTCAGGAAGAAAAAAATTATTTAAAAATAAATTTACAAAAGGACACAAACAAAAAAATTGGAATGATAATATACCAGATATAAAATACTTTAAAGAATTAACTAGAGTATCTAAAAAGCATATAATTTGGGGATGTAGTTATTATGGAAAAGCACAAAAATTATTTGGAAAAGGTAGAATTATACATAATAAATTACTTACACCTTTTTTAAAAGGTAGAAATGCATCTCACGCTGACATAGCTGCAACAAATTGCCAAAATAGAATTACAATGTTTGATTTTCAATGGAGTGGAAATGTGCAATCAGGATATATGAATACTAAAGGTTTAAACGATTATGCAAGGGGTATAGAAAAAAGAATTCACCCAACACAAAAACCTGTTAAACTTTATGAGTGGTTATTAATGAACTATGCTGAAGAAGGAGATAAAATATTAGACACACATTTAGGTAGTGGTTCAATAGCTATTGCTTGTCATAATTTAGGATTTCATTTAACAGCTTGTGAGATAGATAAACAGTATTATGATGAAGCTCTGAAAAGAATAAAGAATCACAAACTTCAAAAAAGATTATTTTGATAAAAGATATACTTGTAAGTAAACATAATAAATGGATTTCCTATTGTTTAAGTTGGAAATGTAACCCAGATACAGCAGAAGATTTGGTACAATCTATGTATCTTAAATTACTTATAATGATTGACAATGGTATAGATATAACTTATAAAGGAGATATAAATGACTTCTACATATACAAAACTTTAAGATGTATGTTTATTGATTTGTGTAGAAAAGAAAAAAGGATGCAAGTAATAGATGTTAAAGATGAATACATCAAACACATTATAGACACAAAAAACAAAGTAGAGCTTGAAGAAGAAAATATGTTTGAAGAAGCATACAACAAAGTAACCAAAGCACTTAACGAAATGCATTGGTACGATAAAAAAGTATTTGAACTCATACAAGACGAAGGTAACATTTCTGCTTTGTCAAGAGAAACAACAATAGAGTATAGAAGTTTATACAATACTTATCAGAAAGTAAAACAAAAAATTAAAAGTAAATTATGATAGTTATACACCCTTGTCCAATATGTTTTGCCTTGTTAATATTAGGTTATATTGGTTACAGTTTTTACAGAATATATAAAAAATTTAAAAAATGAAATTAGGAGATTTAGTTTATTACATTACAAAATATACAGGTATTAGGTATGTCTGGAAAAAGATATATCCTAATTGCGAATGTGACAGAAGAAGAGAAGAATGGAATGACATAGAGATAGACATCAAAGATATATGGAAGAAGAAGATAAAATAGAATGGGATGAATTTAGAATTAACACAACAGATAGATTAGAAAATAAATATTTTAAATTAATAATGAGATTACACGCTAAATATTTTAACCATAAGTATCAAGAGTTATGCACTTGTAGTCCGAAACGTATAAAGCAATGGATAACTCATTTAAACGATATTTATGATAAAGAAAATACATAGTTTAGAAAAAGCTGTAGTATTTGCATTTAATTTAGAAGGATGGGATTTAATACATACTGGAGAAACTTGCTTACCATTTGATGCACAAGGAACAACACCAAAAGGTAGAAAAGCTGTTATAGAAATGAAGTTTAGAGAAAAATATTATGAAACCAAAATACTTGAAGTAAGCAAGTACAATGCTCTTATGAATCTTGACACAGACATAGAAAAGTTTTACTATGTACAAGATCCTAAAGCAAACTATCTTTTTTGGCTAAACGAACTTATAGACTTACAAAAACAAGAATTGTATTGTCCTAACACTACAATGTGGAATAAATCTAAGAGAAATAAAAATGTATATTTGTTAAGAGAACAACAAGCAAGAATTATAAACCCAAACACAAATGCCGATACCGAAACCTAAAAAAACAGAAGATAGAAAAACCTATATGCAAAGATGTATGTCTGATGCAGTAATGGTAAAAGAATATAAAAACACAGACCAAAGACTAGCTGTGTGTGCAAAAGTATTTAGAGATGAGCAGAGAACTTCTTAAGTTAAAGTTTCAAGGTGATTTTAGTGCAGCTTCAGATATTATTCTAAAGGCAGTAAAAGACAAACCTAACAATCAAAAAATAGAGATACTATCAAACTATCTAAGCACATCTTATTTATATGTAAATGCTTTAGAAATGCAATTAAAAGAAGCAAACTTAAGAATGGACAAACTCTTAGAAAGCAGAGATGAAGCATACGAATTAGCAGAAGAATACAAAAAATTTTATTTAGAACTACAAAGTAAAACAATATGATACAATTACTAAACCTTGAAGAATGGGATAAACAAGAAATACTTAAGAAAATGGATAGTGATGATTTCTATTATAATTATCTTGGTAGACACGCTTTGAGTAGTTCTTCTATAAAACTTTTGTACTCAAGTCCAAAAAAGTATCACTATGTTTCATTATACGGACAACCAGATAGTCAAGCACTAAGAGATGGTTGGTTGTTTCACACAAGTATATTAGAACCAGATAAATTTGCAAAACAAAGATTTATTGAAGTGCAAAGTAAGAACACAAAGAAATATAAAGAAGCATTAGCTGAGTATGGCAAAGTATATACAATAAAAGAAAAGTCAGATGCAGAAAGGTTGCAAGATGCATTCTACCAAAATGAAAGTGCTTTACAAATGATAAGTGATTGTGAGTTTGAAAAACCTGCAATAGGTATAATAGATGGTTTAGCATTTAGGGGTAAAGCAGATGCAATAGGAAAGTATTTAGTAGATTTAAAAACTACAACAGACATAAAAGGTTTTGAATACTCTGCAAGAAAGTTTGGTTATGATATTCAGGTTTATATTTATTGTAAGTTATTTGAAAGACATTATGAAGATTTTAGATTTGTTGTTATAGACAAGTCAAGTTTAGATATAGGAATATACACAGTAAGCGAAGATTTCTATAATCAAGGCAAACGTAAAACACACGAAGCAATAGATAGATACAGAACATTTTTTATAAATGGTGTGGATTTACATAGTTATACATTAAGGGGAGAACTATAAAAATGCACAAAACATTATATGTAAAGGTTTATACTTATCTGATTGAACAATTAGAAGAGGCAAGACAAAAAAATAATAAAAAATTAATAGAACATTACTTATATGAAATACAAAGACTACACTCAAGATACAAACGAGAAGAGAACAAAAAAAGCTCAAGAACTCGCAAAGACAATACAAAGACTAACTAATATCAATCCTTTTGCAAAGGGTAGAAAACAACAAGTTATAGAAATAAGGTCCTTGTTTAATGTGATACTATTTAAGTATTTAAACTTCACACTTTGTAAGATACGAGATATACACCAAGACAACGGACTAAAAACATACCATCACGCTACAGTATTACACTCTCTAAACAACTTTCCAATGTACAGAAAGTACAATAAACAATTAGACATATTCTTAAGCGACATAACACAAAACTATTCTTCATTTGATAGAGATGCTAAAATAAAAGCAATACAATACAAAATAGAGTTCCTAAGCAACAAAACTTTAATATACATATCAGAATATGTAAACGATATGTTTTTACAGGAGAGTGAAGAAAATACAGATTAATAAACGTTATACTTATGTTGAAACAAACATTTATAAAAACAAATTTAAGAGCATATACTTTTGAAGTTAAAAAAATAAAAGAATGGGTAGAAGATAGATGTAAAGATGGTAAAGTATTAAATCTTTTTTCTGGTAAAACAAAACTAAATATTAATGAATTTAGAGTAGATATTGATAAAAAAGAAGCAATTGCAGATGTGTATATGGATGTTTATGATTTTGTTAAAAATTGCGAGGATAGATATGACACCATTATATTAGACCCACCATATTCAATAAGAAAGTCTATGGAATATTATAAAGGAAATTATACTTCAAAATTTAAACTAATAGCTGATGAATGTGCAAGATTATCAGACAGAGTAATTAGCTTTGGTTATCATTCAACTTTTTTGGGTGAAAAAAGGGGTTATCAATTAGAAGAATTATGTGTATTTGGACATAGTGGTTCGCAACATTGCACTATTGCAATCATTGAAAAAAATAAATTATAATGTACAAAACAGAAGAACTTAAAGAACAATCCATCAAAGCAATAAAAGAAAACAATCTACTATTCATAGGAGATATATTTGCTTATGTACCATTCTCACAAGCTACCTTTTACAATCACAAATTAGAAGAATTAGAAGATATAAAAAGCGAATTATACAAGAATCGTTCTAATATGAAAGTAAGTATGAGAAAGAAGTGGTACAAGTCAGACAACCCAACATTACAAATAGGACTAATGAAACTTATAAGTGACGATGATGAAGCTCATAGACTTAATGGTACAAAGCGTGAAATAAAACACGATACCAAAAAGAAAAGTTTTAAAGTAGAAATAATTGACAACTCTTCAAGTCAATAAAGTATATAAACACTTACTACACTCCAATAAGAAAATAACATTAGAAGTAGGTGGTACAAGAAGTGGTAAGACATACAATATCTTGCTTTGGATTATACTACACTATTGTCAGCACAACGAGAATAAAATAATAACTATTTGTAGGAAAACATTTCCTGCACTAAGAGCTACAGTGATGCGAGATTTCTTAGAGATACTTAACAAGTTAGATTTGTATGATGAAGAGAAACACAACAAAAGCAACCACGAGTACAAGCTAGATAGTAACCTTATAGAATTTATATCCTTAGACCAACCACAGAAAGTAAGGGGAAGAAAAAGGGATTTACTATTCTGTAACGAGATGAACAATCTTACGTATGAAGATATGAATCAATTACTATTTAGAACATCAGAGAAAGTAATAGGTGATTTAAACCCTTCTGATGAGTTTCATTGGATATGGGATAAGTTAGAACAGAGAGATGATGTAGAGATACACTACACAACTTATTTAGACAATCCATTCATAGATGATAGCATAAGAAAAGAAATAGAACTACTTAGAGAAACAGATGAAACGTACTGGACAATATACGGACTTGGTAGAAGAGCTACAAGCAAAGCAACTATATTTAATTACACAGAGTGTGAAACAATACCTGAAGATGCTTTTTTAGTAGCTTATGGTATGGACTTTGGTTTCAACGACCCTACAACTCTTGTTGCTACTTACAAGAAAGAACACAACTTATATTTTAAAGAATTATTGTACAGACAAAAAATGACAACAGAAGACATACACCAATATCTAAAAGGTGTAGATTTACAAGGTATAACATATGCAGATTCAGCTAGACCAGAAATCATAGAACAACTTAGAAGATACGGACACAAAGTTTTGAAATCTTACAAAGGCAGTAATTCAGTACTTGCAGGTATTGACTTACTAAAAAGATATAAACTACACATCACAAAGGATAGTGAGAATATGATAAAAGAATTTAGAAGTTACAAATGGAAAGAAGATAGACTAGGTAGAATTACAAACATACCAGAAGATGCAAACAACCACACAACTGATGCAGCTCGTTATAGTGTTTACTCCATACTATCAAAGGTTAACTTCGGTAAATATTACATACATTAAGTAGTTATTAAAAATTTTGTATATTTACTTGAACTTTAAAATTAATTTATGATGAAAAAAAACTATTTTAAGAATTTAGCACACCTTCACTATATACACCCTATAACAAGGAATGCAATTACTCAAAAAGAATACTTTGATTTTGTTTTTAGTAAAGAATACGAACAAGTAATCAAGAGAGATTTTCTCAAGATAAAATAAGTATCAACTTAAAGTCCTACTTCGGTAGGATTTTTTGTTTCTAAAAACATTTGATTTATACGTTATATTATTATGAAGTATGAATTGAAAGTACCTACATCATTAAGCGATATAACTTTAGGACAATACCAAGAGTACTTAAAGCTACCTGAAGATTTATCAGACAATCAACTTGCACTTAAGATGATTTCAATCTTTTGTAATGTATCAGACAAAGTAGCAAGATATATCAAAGCATCAGATGTAAGTAGGATCGTAGAAAAGATTTCTTTGATGTTTAAAGAATCACCTACACTTATACAAAGATTCAAACTTGGTAAAAAAGAATATGGATTTATACCCAATCTTGATGAGATGACTTTTGGTGAATATATAGACATAGATACGTTTTTAGGTGATTGGGATAACATAGAGAAAGCAATGGCTGTGCTTTACAGACCGATACAGAGCAGATATTCTGATAAATATAATATAGTACCATACGAGCCGAGAAACGCTCTTAAATACAAGGAAATGCCGTTATCCGTAGTTATGAGTTCTATACTTTTTTTTTACAATTTAGGGAAGGAGTTATGTCAAGTTATGATTCACTCTACACACAGACAGGGGATGACCTTTCAAGAGTTGCAACCTTTGGACAAAAATGGGGTTGGTATCAATCAGTATTTGGACTCGCTAACGGAGATATTACACGATTTAAAGATATCACTAAACTAAACGTACACGAATGTCTATATGCTTTAGAATTTATGAAAGAAAAAAACGAAATAGAAACGAAAAGAATTAGAAGAAATGGCTAATCAAGGTGTAAGAGCATATTACTTAGTAACACAAACACTTAAAGATACACTCTTGTTAGATGAGAATGTAAACACAGTAACCACAGGTGATTTGACAGAAATAGATTTATCTAAACAAACCATATTCCCTTTGACACATATCATAATAAACAATGTTACAATAGCAGAGCAAATACTTACATTCAACATTACAATACTTTCTATGGATATAATAGATCTAAGCAAAAGCGAAGTAACAGACATATTTGTAGGAAACAACAATGAACAAGATGTACTCAATACACAATTAGCTGTACAGAATAGATTGTTTGGATTGCTAAGACAAGGCACACCATACTTTGACAAATATCAATTGTTAGGTACACCAAGTTGTGAACCTTTTTATGATAGATTTGAAAACCAACTTGGTGGTTGGGCATCTACATTTGATTTAACAATACACAACGACTTGTACTTATGTTGAACAATACTGAAGAAATATTAAACAAATTTGCAAAGCGTGTAATACAACAATCCAGAACACGACTTACAAAAGGTAAGAAGAACGCTAGTAAAGATTTGTATAATAGTTTGAGATATGACCTTACAACTTCTGCTGCTGCATTTATACTAAACTTCTTTATGGAAGAATATGGTATATATCAAGACAGGGGTGTAAGTGGTAAGAAACGTAAATACAATACACCATTTAGTTACAAAGATAAAATGCCACCACCCAAAGCTCTTGATAAGTGGATGGTAAGAAGAAACATAAAAGGCACAAGAGATGCACAAGGTAGATTTATAAAACGTAAGAGTTTACAATACTTGTTAGCAAGAAGCATATACAATAAAGGTATAAAACCAAGTAACTTCTTTACTAAGAGTTTTGAACAAGCATTTGATAAATTACCAGAAGATATGGTAAAAGCATATAGATTAGATTTAGAAGAATTTTTAAGAAGTAGTACAATTGGCAACTAAGATAAACGTAAGAAGTCCTTTTTATTTAAAAGTAGCACAAACAAATATTGCAACTGCTACACTCAACCTTTATATATATACAGGCACATTTGTAGCGAATGCTTCTGTAGCAAATCCTAAATATACAATAACCAAAAATGTAGTTACATCAGGATATATAGTTTTTGAAGTAGCTGAGCTTATAAGAGATTATTTAGACATTACATTCAATGGTACTTATGATAGTCAAGTGGTTTGGGTAAACGCTATTATTAGTACTACAGTTTCAAGTGGTTCTGCTACAGCAACTGTCAAACCTGACAATACAAATGGTTTTGTAGCTTTTGATGGATATGGATATTATGAAGATGGTGCAAATCCTACAAACGCTAAGACAATAGACACGGGTACACTACAATCCAATAAAGTCATATTTAGATTAAATGATGAGAATGTAAGAGTACCAGTATATACAGGCATAACAGATTCTGTAACATTTTTATTTGAAGGCACAGTAAAAAGAACACAATCAGTATCTACTTCTACAAACACAAATGCACAAATAGATTACATTACAGTATCAGGTAGTGATAACACAGACAACTATAGAGAAAGGGTACTAGCTGATGGTGGTACATTAGAAGATAATACTTTACTTGATGATTTTCTTTGTGATATAGATGATGGACTTGTAGATGAGTTGTATATCAATTCAGAAAATGGTACAGAAGTCATAAAGATAAAAACAGAACCAGAAACAAAATACACTCCAATAAAAGTTACATTTGTAAATAAGTTTGGTGCTTTACAAGATTTGCACTTTAGCTTGAAATCTACAGAGAGCTTAAATATTACTGGACAAACCTTTAAATCTAATCTTGTTGACTTTACTACAGAAACTCCTTCATATGTTGTGAGTAAACCACAAGTATCACAATATGATAAATTAGGAAAAGAAAGCATCACACTCAATACAGGATATTTATCTGATGACTATGAAGAAGTAATAAAACAACTTTTGTTATCAGAGCAAGTATTTCTTACAAAACTTACAGACAGAGAACTTGTACTACCTATCATACCAAAAACAAGCAATGTAACTTACAAGACAACTTTAAATGATAGACTGGTACAATACACAATAGAATTTGATTATGCTTTTGATAAGATTAACACAATCAGATAATGCAAGTAATACAGTTGTTTATTGGTACAGACCAAGTAGAACTTTTCAAAGATGAGAGTGTTACTATTACAGATAGCATACAAAACATAAAAGACATTGAAAAAGTTTTTACAACTTTTAGTCAATCATTCAATGTACCTGCATCTAAAGCAAATAATAAAATATTTAAACACTACTACAAGTTTGATATAGTAAGTGGTTTTGATGGTAGAAAAAAAGTAGATGCAACTATAGAACTAAACTATCTACCTTTTAGAAGTGGTAAAGTAAAACTTGAAGGTGTTGATTTAAAAAACAACAAACCAAATACTTATAAAATTACATTCTTTGGTAGTACTGTAGATTTAAAAGACAAACTTGGTGATTCCAAACTTTCAGATTTAACTTTAACAGCATACGATTTAAATTATGATGCTTCCACAATAGAAACAAAACTTACTACAGCAGAGAGTAGTAGTAATCACATCATAGTACCTTTGATTACACACTCCCAAAGATTGTTTTTTGATAGTGGTACAGACACAGCAGATAGTGGAAACTTACACGATGCAAGTGCAAACAAAGGAGTAAAGTTCAACGAATTAAAATATGCAATAAGAGTAAATAAAATTATAGAACAAATAGAAACAGATTTTGGTTTAACATTTAGTACAGATTTTTTTAAAAACACAAGTATTACAGAGATGGACCATTTGTTTATGTGGTTACACAGAAAAAGTGGTGCAGTAGAAGATTTATCAGGTAGTACAAGTAATTTTGAAACTCAGGTAGATGGTTGGACTGCTGATACCACAGAAAGAGAAGTACAAATAACTACAACAACTTTAAATATAATCGGTACTGAAAGTGAATTTTTTACAGAGTTTGAATTAGACTTGGTTAGGTCTGGTTCTACTTCTTACGATATAGAAATACTAAAAGATGGTGTAAGTGTGTTTAGTGAAACAGGTATTACTGCTACTGCAAAAGAAATAAATGCACATACAGGAGATTTTGATATGGGTAATGGTGCATACAATGTTTTTATTACAGCTTCTTCAAGTATAACTTTTTCAAGTATAGTATGGAGGATAACTTATGATGAACCAGATGAAGCAACAATTACAAAAGATTTCTCAACAGGTACATTTGCTACAAGTGGTTCTTTTACTTTTAATGTATCAAGACAAATACCAGATATAAAAATTATAGATTTTCTTACAGGTTTATTTAAGCTATTTAACCTTACTGCTTTTGAAGATAGTGGTACAATAAAAGTACAAACCTTAGATGCTTTTTATACAAGCACAAATACATTTGATATTACAGAATTTGTAGATGTTAAGAATAGTAAAGTAGATGTAGCTTTACCATATAGAGAACTTATATTTAAATTCAAAGACACAAAAACTTTTCTTGCAAATAAATTTGGTGAATTAAATAACAGACATTGGGGAGAGTTTAGATTTACAGGTGATACTGAAATAGCAGGACAACTATATAAAGTAGAAGCACCTTTTGGACATATGTTGTTTGAAAAACTCAATGATGTAAATGGTGGTACACCAAAAGATATTCAAATTGGATATAACGTAGATAGCAACCAACAAGCATATTTAGGAGAACCTTTATTATTTTATCCTTTGTTAGTCAATACTGGTGGTATAAGTTTTGTAGATGTTGTAAATTCTGATAATGTTGCAAGTAGTCATAAACAAATAACTAACGTAAACTTACCATTCAATAGTCCATCCAATAACTCAGGTACAAATACAAGTCAGTTAAATTTTAACAGAGAGCAAAGTGAATGGACTGGAAATAATACTTTTACTAATGATTTGTTTACTGAATTTTATTTAAGCTACATAAATAGTATATTCAATCCAAAACAAAGATTAACAAAACTTAAAGCATATTTACCACAGAGAATCCTACTAAACTTTGGATTGGGTGATAGATTTATTATATCAGGTAACAAGTATAAAATAAATAGTATATCTACAAACTTACTAACAGGTGAAAGTAACTTAGAATTAATTAATGACTTATGATACAAAACATTTTAGATTTACTAAAACTAGCAAATGGTGAAACGGAAAACATTCGTATAGCACAAGGTAAATATTACTTACCTAAAGGACTAATGGGTGCAGGTAGAAAGATTAAAAAAGAATTGAGATGGCAGAAAAAATAGTAATACAACTTGAAACAGATTCTAAAGAAGCAGTAGATAGTATAAAAGAAGTTAACAAATCTGTAGAAGCAACAAACGAAACTACAGGAGAACTTACTAATTCACTTGATAAAATGACAGGTGGTGCAATATCTGGTTTTACTGGTATTTTAAAAAGTGTAAAGAAAGCAGTACTTGGTTTTAAGTCTTTAAAGGTAGCGATAGCAGCTACAGGTATTGGAGCTTTGCTAATTGCCATTACAGCTATAGGACAAGCATTCACTAGAAGTGAAGAAGGACAAAACAAGTTTGCAAAACTTATGGGTGTTATTGGTGCTGTAACAGGACAATTTTTAGATGCAGTTGCAGATTTAGGTGA